GCCATGAAGTCTCCATGCCAAGCCCTGCCCTGCCCCGCCCTGCCTTGCCAAGCCATTGTTGCCATGAAGTCTCCATGCCAAGCCGCTAACCGCCAAAAAGTGCCCGGCCTTGCCTATGTAATGTGCGGCATCTGCCTGTTCACTTGGTCCACGCTGGCCTCAATGAACTCACGAATCGACTCAGTCAACTCACCAAGCTCAGACAAGTCCTTGTACCGATCCACAAAGTTTTTTAATTCACGATACGCCGTCTCAATCATCTGCTGACGGCGCTCGTCAATCTCAATCACGTCACGCACTTCTCGATAACCGCCACCACTACCCACACGGTCTGTGGCCAGCGAAATGTACTTGCGAACCTTTACTTCGATCTGGTCTCGGTTCAATATCGTCACACGGACACGGCGAATAACTTCTCTGGCTTGGAACACTCTGTACTCGTTGGCAGCGCGAGAGTCGCTCCATTCGAAATATCCATGCAACAGGCTCTCGGAGTCTCGTGCATGTTCAATCACATGCTGTGGCTGCAATACTCCGCCATGGTCATGACGTATCAGTTCCAGCTCATCGATTTGCTCGGGTGTCATTATCTGTCTCCATTGGTTTTAAGTTTGAATGTGCCCCATCCTTGGCCAAAACTATTTGGCGAAGATGGCCGACCTTCTCCGATACCACACTGTGCGCCTGCTCTCATGAGAAGATTAGTAATGTCGTCCGCTGTGAATTGGTCTTGGTCATACTCAATGCGGACATTTGCCGACCACTCCTTCCACATCGGCCTCACCCGGACATCCACCACACCGGTAGCGTTCTTGGCATACCCGGTATGTTTGATCGGATTGCCTTTGATCTTGATGAGCAATGACCCGTCAGTCCCTACGCCGTCGAATAGCGCCTTGATAGACAGCTTTGCGTGAGTCATTTTGAAACCGACAAGTTTGCACGCCGTAATCATCGCATGCCTAAACGAAATCGCAGGGATGCCTATCCACCCTTCAGGTGAGTAGTGGGTCGCGTTCTTGTACACCTGGTCGAAATCTTTCGGCTCTCGCTTCTTCTTTGACCGGGTAGTGCTTCCAGCTTTCTGGGTTGCAATAATTTGAGATAAATCCTGTTCACTGAATTTGTGCTGTACGTAAGGCGCGTCGCCTTCGATTTCGAAATCCAGCACAGCAAAACGAGGCGGGGAAATGGTCACGGACACGTCAATGCTGGTAGCCTTTTTTTCCTTCTTGGCGGTCGCCATTTGTGTTCCTTTCAGGAAATATTTTGGGGCGAAGGAAACTGAAACACTTTCGAAGATGGATGAATCAGATCAGGGCACACCTCCCTTTCTTCATTGTGCATTCTATCCTATCGTGCTAGCACGCCAAGTCAAAACAGCTCCGCTTCCTTCCACCTCGCGTGGATCTGACTACCCGCCTCGAACGTCACGGTCAGGCGATCGTGTGTCGCTAGCAATCGAATTGCCTCATAGGGGATCTTCGAGCCGTCTGACGCTACGTCGTCGCCGCCGTGCTCGTCCTGGCAATACTCGCCGACTATGTCGGCCAGCACGTCCAGGGCCTCGTCAAGGTCGTGTGGCATCATCCTGCCTTCCGTCTTGCCACGATACCGGCCAGCACGTACTCGGCTTCGGCCATCGTGTTCTCGTGGAGCGACGACAGGAACATAGCCAGGTCCAGGTCGTCGTCGAGTGACCGGATGTCAGCCATCTGCGTCCCTGTGAATTCGTGCAGCATAAACCTCGGCTCTTTGATTTCGGTTGCCACAATCGGTCCCTTCATATTAGTACTATTAGACTAAAAGATTTTGTCTATTGCGCATAAACCCTTGCCAGTGCTCACACTATTAGTGTATTAGTGTTATTAGACATACTTCGTATGCTTTAACTTTTTTCAAACTAAAATTTTGCCTATTAGGGTGTGTCAAATCTTTCCCTCCTGGATGACTGAAATCACGTCACGGACGTCCTCTGGCAGGTCGTCGATGGCCTTGCGTCGATAGTTCCTCGTGCCACCTGCTACGTTCACCACACGGACTTCCCATCCGCCCTGGCGGATTAATTTGAGCAGGGTATATTTCCCCACTTTTGTTTCTTTGTAGCGGCTGATCCACTGGTGATAGTGCTCCGCGTGGATGAATAATTCGTTCCCTTTGGTGAACGGCTCAGACCGCAGCGGGTCGGATGAGTTGCGGCTCGTGGCCAGGTACTCGCCGAGGAATCTAAGCACCGTGTCATCCGGCGGCTCGTCCGCATCCACTGCCACCGTGGCCAGCATCTTGACGACCTGCGCCCAGTTCCGCCGCGTGGCGGCCAAGACCACACCAGCGTCGAACAGGGCGCGCTTGGCAAGCCCCAGGGTCAGCACCCCATTGGACGTGCCCAATGGGATTTCTTGTTGCTGGTCTCTGGCCCCCACTATCACGAGGTGATACATGGGTGGATCGACCCGATGCCGGACGAACCGCACCACGCGCAGGCCAAGAATCTTGGAGATGGCCGCCAGCGTATCGGTCGGCGTGGTCGGTGGGTGCCGCTTCGCTTCGTTAACTGCTTCTTGGCTCTCCTGCTCTTTCTCGTCTTCGTCACGGTTCGCCCGGGCGTTGCCGATGGTGCGAGCCACATAGCTGGGATGCTCTGTGAGTTTGTCGGGGTTCTGCCCGTGGATCTGGCGCCACAGGCTCATCGCGTCACCTATCTCCTGATCCGACCACCCGTGATAAACGCCTGCATTGGCGATGGCCATGTCGTAGCCGGATGCCGACTCGTCCTTCAGGCTGGCTTTTCGCTCCCACACCCGCCGGAAGCGGCTGTCGTGCATCGCCAGCTGGATCGCATGGGTCGGTACGCCCTTTGACGGCCGGTACGCCCTTGTCGGTATGGTCGGGGCATGGTCGGCGACCATGGCTGGCCTGACGGCCACCATCCGGAACGCGTCCGGCTCGTATCGCCGCGTCAGATCGTGATGTTCCACGTAGACTTTGGCGGGATACTTGTGGTTGGTGGTGTCCGGCACCCTCAGGATCCGGGCCAGGTCATGCGTTGAGTCGATAGCGTATCCGTGACGACCCCACACGCTCGCCAGGGTGGCTCCCCACTGTTGGGACAGGGTTTTACACGCGGCCCGCTCCTCGTCGCCAGAGAGCACCCAGGGCTCGGGAAAGAGCCAGTAAGCCTGCAGCCCACCGCCGGTATGGACCACGATGGTGGGTCGCAGGCCCAATTCTTCCAAGAGCGGGTCGACCTGCTCAAGTGGCGGGTACTTCTTCGCCGAGTCTTTTCCGGCCACGTCGATGTCGGCCCACAGGCCGGGGATGGCGGTGACGTCTGACTCTCTGAGCCGCTTGACCTTGGCGCTCGTCCCTACGTGGAAGTAGACGTGCTCGGGTGTCATCACGGACCACGCACCGTCCAGGCCCCACGCCTGCTTGCTTGGCAGCGCGAAAAGAATGACGTGGCGGTGGTCGTGGTGCGCCCCGTATAGCGCGCGAAAGAATTCGTGAAAATCCATTGCCTGCCCCTGATCTGGTCTGGATCGTACTGTCGCCGTACTCTCAGGCTATTTTGGTCCCCAGCACACCGCCGCCCCTATCAGACACATGATGCCGGCCGAAACCTGTAGCTCCGGTGCACGGCAGCACATCCCGACCGCGGCAGCCGAAACGACACAAACCCAGAAGAACGCCTCAACCATCGTCTCCCCCTTCCGCCGTACCGAGCAGTAGCTGCGAATGTGATTGTTTGGCGTTTTCGTACATCTTGCGGAACGGCTCACACTCTTCCTCTTTCACAAACGCCGCTGCACTGTGTTCGATCTGATACCACTGCTGGCGCCTGCGGTTCATGCGTGTCCCCACAGAGAATGTGATGCGCTGCGACCATATCGGTCCGCCACGTCGCTGCAAGAATGACCGTAACGAATTCCCGCTTTGTGCACCGCCGCGAATGAATGGCAGGACCGCGAGTTGACCCAGCGATTCGACGAAGAGCAGGAAGTTTAAGCTCGTGTCATATCGATACGCCATATTGCCGTCCGGATACGGCTCTGAGTAGCCACGTATCGCGCACTTGCGTGCTGCCTCGGACTTTGGATCGATGGACTGCTCGACAATTGGCCCCCCGTCAGCGCTCTGGTCATTCACGTCACGCCACTTCTGGTAGCTCGGCCAGAAGTACACGCAGACCGCAGACCATTCCACTTCGTGCTCGGCGATTAACGCACGGTCTGGCATGAGCACCGCACATCCTGCGGAAAACTCTTCCTTAAGCTCTGGGTCAGACATGTCCTGCACCGTTTTGATGAAGGACAGTTGCGAGTAGCTCGCCAACTCTTCTCGGCCATCGTCCTGGCCCTGTAGGTATGCGGGAATCTGTTCAGTCGTTTTCTGTAGGTCGGTCATTTAGGATATTCCTTTTTTTAATTCCGTTGAGTCGTTCACTGTTTTGCATCACGCGCCCCTAACGCCGACGCGTTCGACTTCGCTGCAATCCACCGCGCCAAGAACCACCGCCTCGTCCGCGCGCGGCTCGTCGTCTGTGCCTTTGAATCGGCTCAGTTCCCATTGGTCAGTATTCGGGTCGGTCAATATCTCTTTCACATAAGCACGTATTCTGCTAGACGATGGCATCAGTAAGTTAAAGAACCCATCCATTGCTAGCATCTCCACGAACTCGGCACTTGTCTTTTTCGGTGATACTCGCAGATCTCTTCTGATGTACACAGTCGACCCATCTCTAAGGTTGATAGACTGATGACCGTTCCGGTGCAACTGCTCTATCAGGGAACTTTCGATAGCGGTTAGTGCTTCCTGAATCACTTCTAGTTTTCGGCTCGCGTTGCGTTTCTCACGCGTTAGGGTTACGAACTGTTGTTCCACGGTTGTTGGTTCAATGGCACTACTGTTTTTAATTTCGGTCGCTGTTGTTTCCATTGCTTCATTCCTTTTCTTTTGGGTCAGTTCTGTCCGCGTCCTGGATTAGGATGTCCGTGAGGAGATGGATTGCCTGTTCACCGCCGCGCTGCGGCTCGTTCGATATCCGTTCAATCCCTCGCACGATCCCCAAGGTCTTTTTCATCGTTATCCTTTCCGCCTTGGTGAGTTTGTAGCTTAGGCTTCCGTCGCTGCAGCTTGTCACGTTCATGGTCCGGGCTCCTTGTATTAGTTGCTGGTGAGTTTTGCAGCACCTTACACTCACGAAAGCACCGCCTCGATCACTTTCTTTCGCTCGCGAAGTGCTTTGTATACTTTTCCGTCCACGGTATTCGTTGCCACCAAATGATAATATATCACTTTCCGTCCTTGACCTGCACGGTGGAGCCGTGCGAGGCTCTGCTCGTAATCGGCAAGCGAGAACCCAAGCGAAATATAGATACAGTACCGCGCTCGCGACAGGTCGACCCCCACACCACCGGCTTGGATCTGAGCATTAAGCACTTCGCCACCACGTTCGCTTTTCCACAGCGCGTACCCGTTGCATCTGCCCGATAGTTCTCGGCACGGCCGGTCCAGGTTATCACACGCTAGTGACACGGCGTCCAAATCAACGTGAAACCTGCTGAAAGTCACTATCGGCTCGTCGGTGGGTAGGCCGTCAATAATTTCAGATAACGCCAACGCTTTCGCGCTGTGTAATCGCACCTTCGTACCGTCCTCCGTCACGGCCACGCCACTGGTCAACTGCTGTAAACGAAGCAGTTGGGCCAGTGCGTTGCTCGCGACAATCCGCCCGCCACGAACATCGGCCCAGAAAACTTTTGCCACACGATCGTATACCGGCTGTGCATTCGGCGGTAACGTGATTGGTACGCGTTCATGCATCACATCGGGCAGGTCCAGGACCTCTTCTTTAGTGACCCGATAAGTGCATCGGGCCAACTTCTCCTTCATCTCGTCTTGATTGATCCACTGCTTAACTTGCGACGGAAACATCGGGTTGGTTACTGCGTGGCGTGATCGAAAGCGCGTGTACGACGGTCCGAATATTCCAGGATCCATTGCACGATAAATAGCAAACGCATCGAGCGGACTGTGTGGGAGCATTGTGCCGGAGAGAAGCGCGACCTGTTTCGTGCGCTTACGAAGACGTGCTGCGAACCGTGACGCCTTACCCATCGGCGTCTTGAGTTTGTGCGCCTCGTCATATACAACCAGGTCCCATTCGATTGACAGGAATTCTTTCGCAAGCGGTGCGAGCCAGTACGACTCATAGTTGACGATGACAATCTGGCACTGTGACTTGTTGACCAGATTGGCTTTCTTTTTCGCGTCGCCCTTCGTCAGTGCGAGAGAGGTCAACCCCGGTGCATGCTTTGCGATTTGTTCAAGCCACACCTGAATCACCGACTTCGGACACACGACAAGAACGCGATCGGCCTTGCTTTCGGCGACGTGGTCCAGAATCGCTCTTGTTTTTCCGGTGCCCATCTCCCAATGCAGTGCGACATATGGACGCTTGCGGAGCCACTCGACGCCATTAGCCTGGTGGCTCCATTGGCCGTCGCGTTTCGTGGCATACAGATTTGGCCGATCGTAATTATCGATCAAGTCCCCGATCGACAGCGAAGCATGCGTGGACCTGATCGATGACGGCTCGAATCCTTCGCCATGGAATGTGTTTGCGATTTTGAACGCATACGCTGGCGTAGACGGCCACCACCAACATGCAGACATCTTGTCCCATCGACCACCGTCTATGCTCTTGCATTTTTCTACGTTACTCGCCGAGTAGGGCAGACGGAGTTCAATTCGGTGGTGGTTGAGTGATAGCATATTTATCAAAAAGATCTCGACGAACCTTCGCAGAGCCAACCAACATTTCTTTGTCATTGTGCAACCTGAAGGCTTCAACCTCCCATTGCAACCCACGAATCGTGTCAATATAGGACTCCGACATTACCTCGTACATGTTCTTGTTCTTGGGCAGAACTTCGCGACGTAGCGAATCGAGCGCAGCTTCTGCGTTTGCCAATTGTTCGCGGACAATTGCCAATTGCTTGTCGTTCTTGATCATATCTCGATCCTCACAAGCCCTTTGGTCGATCCGTTGGGAAATCCGAACTGGTCAAAAGCCCCTCCCGGCCATCGCGTTGCCGCGATGGCCGAGAAAGGAATAGGCAGAGGAAAAGACCTGCCCCCGCCGCGTGAACTACCACGGCGAGGGCGTCGGTCAGGGTTCTATCTGGAGACTAGTTCGAGCGCTTCGCTCCACGCGTCGTCTTGAATCTTACGATCCGACCCGAACATGAGCGAATTAAATCTTCTTTCCCGCTGACCGCCTTGCTTGTGGTTTACGACATTGGTGACCGCGTTGAAGCCCATCCACGCGTTCTCGTGTTTCGTGCCGGCCGTCATCGCGTAGCGGCTGGTCATCTCGGTCTGCAGACGTCCGATCCGCTTCAAAGCTCGTGGTCCCGAAGCATCGTCGACCGATATCACACGATCCACGTATCGCGCGAACTCGTGCTGCGGTAGCGGGTACTCGCGCAGTAGTTTGGCCTGATTAATGTCGGCGTCGAACTGACTCGACACCAGACCCAGCACTGTGCGTGCTTCGGTCAGCTTGGCGGTAACGTCGCCGACATGCGTGATGGACAGGACCTCGGTGGCCTGATTCAGCGCAAGTCGCCGCGTGTTTGCGCACACCACACGGACCGACGTCGGCAGAACCTGAATTGCGCCCGTACCGTCGTGCGAATTAAGCAACAGGATGTATCGGTGCTGGACGTCGCCCGGCGTCACTTCGTCAGTCTGCGGCATCCTCGCAAGAATCGCCATCCGCTTGCCGCGCCTCATTGTGAATGCAGCTTCATACCGCATGCTCCCTTCTTCGACCAGCGCGTCAGTGAATTTGAACGATTCCGAATTCTGCAACACTCGGTACCGATCCGACACGACGCCCAGAACCTCGCGAGTATCTGACCGGATGTTCGCTTTGTGTCCGCTCAGCGCCGAGCCGTCCTGGAGGTATAGGTCTTCTTGGACGACTTCCCAGTCGCCCGACATCTCGAGCGCTTGCGCGCTCGTCATCGCTCCCCGCACTACCGTCCCTAGTCCGTGCCATGCAGGCTCGTTGGCGTATACCGCCTGATCTGTTCCTTCGATTTCGTGTGACATGGGTCCTATTCCTTTCGGGGTTTGAGTTTTCGTTTCTCATCTACGGACAATAATATCCTTAGCCTGCTAGCTTGTCAAGCCCTTTTGGCTGGTTTCTGTGAAAATAATTCCCAAAGACGCGCAGAACACCCCTAAGTCCTGTGCAGGACTAGGCTTAAAATTTTAGGGAATATGCCTTGAAATGGCCGGGCGGCCCCTACTCGGACCGGGTGGACTGATCCGCGTCGGATCGCCGCGCCCTGGCACGCGCCGCGAATGCCTGCCCCCCCAGAGCGGCGATAGCTTGCCGCTGGGCCGCCGTGAGCCGGCTCGCGCGAGCGAGCCCACCTAGGCGCCCATTCTTTTTGGCGAGGGCCACGCGCTCCTGAGGCGTCAGGAGAGCCATTCTGGCCTTGCCGCCCTTGGACCTCATTTCGCGCGCGGTGTCAATAACTTCGGGCTTTTCGTTCTTGCTCGCCATGGCATCCATCATACAGAAAATCCCCGCCGGCAGGGCCGGCAGGGACAGTGGAGGAGAAGCAATCACACGACCACAGCAGGAATTATCGTCAGATTTTTGCCTAGCCGCAGCGTCACATCGTCCAATCCGCATCTCTGTAGGTCTATGTGATTGGTCGCGGTGATGGATAATGCGTTGCCAGTATCAAGATCCAGCGTGGCACCGTTGTATAAATCAATGTTCGAGATTGTTTTGGCTCTTGCGTCAGCAGCGCTCGTAAACACACCTCCGCCAGAGACCATCAGATTAGTGATGGTCCCTTCCGAATTGTGCCTGAACACACCGTCATACACATTCACGTTTGTATATGCGCCGCTATTCCACGAAGTGAACTCGCCGCCACGAACATTGACCGTCGTGTTGCCCGCGCCTTGATCATGGACCACACCGCGCGACATGTTGAAAACCGCCCCAGACTCGGCACCAAACCCGATGGTCACGTGCGGTGTACTAGGTCCTTCGGGCGTGATGGTTACCGACGTGTACGTGAACCTATCGCCTTGCTCCAAGGTCGCGAGCCCAACAATGCCGCCAGATATGGACACGTCATGGTTTCCGGAGCCGGCTTGGCTCAAAAGAATTACTGGTGCATGGCCTGCGTCTGCAGGCGCTGCAGCAGTGTCATGAATGTGAACCTCGGTAGAGCCTGCGTCTTGCAATTCGATCCGAATCCTTCCGCTGCCCTGTTCCGCCGGACGACCGCTCGGTATCCCGATATTCAGTTCGGCCGTATTGACTTGCAGGTACGCCGTCGTAGTACCAATCAGTCCGGTATACCCCTGGTAAATGTTGATCTCATTGATTTGTCCGGCGGCAGTTTGGTCTAGCCCGGCAGTGATGTCGTACATCGTGTCGCGCACGTCGATATGCACTTCACTGTTCGTGTCCGGAACAGTGCCCAGAGACCAATTAGCGGCAACGCTCCAATCCTCCGTCCCTGCACCGTCACCGCCGAGCCATACATTATCAGCCATATCAGATACTCGCCTGCTGAATACGTACGTGGTCTCCGATGTCCAGCGACACATCCTCCAACCCACATTCCACTAGATCAATGGAATTTGTCCACGTTACTGAGGCCGGCTCGGCCGTTCGTGCATTGATCGAGCCGCCGTCCAACAATTGCGTTGTGGTCACAGTCTTTGCTCGTGCGTCGCGTGTCGTTTCCCACACACCGCCCGACGATACGCGCAGCGTGGTGATGGTCCCGTTGCTGTAGTAATGAGCCATACCGCCGTATACGTTCATCGTGGTATGCGCACCGCCCTTCCACGCCGTGTACTCACCGCTGAGCATCTCCACCAGCGTCATGGCCGCACCTTGGTTGTGTACCTCGCCACGACCAATGTACAAGTTCGTCGCCGTCGCGCCTGCCCCGATGGTCACCTGCGGAGAAGACGGGCCTTCAGGCGTTATCGTTACCCACTGAGACTTGAACTCGTCGTCCGCCGCGAGGCTGCCCAGTCCGACAATGCCACCCGCGATGCTGAAATTATGGTTGGCCGTCCCACTGTTAGCTGTTTTGATAATAAGGGGATCGCGGCCAGTGTCCTCGGCCGTCGTTGCCGTATCGTAAATATGAGCCACACAGTCCGTGGTGTTCTGTAGTTCAATATTGATTCGCTTCGAACCGGCCTCGTTGGTCCGACCGCTGGAATTGCCGATGGTGAGACGGTCCGTCCTGATCTGCAGGTAGGCAGTCGTCAGGCCGATCAGCCCGGTAAACGCCTGTGCGATATGCACCCCGTCGAGGTCAATAAGGGACTGGTCAAGCCCGGCGTTGATCGGGTAAATCGTGTTCTGATTATTTATGTCGATATACACCACATCGGCAGCCACAGGCACGCCACTCGGAGACCAGTTGGCCGCAATGGCCCAACTGCCTGTGCCACCCCCATCACCGCCAATCCATAACTTGTCAGCCATAACTGCAATCCTTTGGCATCACTTATTCTCGTATTCAATCCTTACGAGCCATCGGTTCCTGGCTACATCAATCCTGTCAAAAGTAGGCGACTTGCTCTTCAACCTATTGTTCCTTGGATGATCGGACCCGCTGTTAGGTACTGCAATCATATCACGTATACCTCTCTCGTCGTTCTGCCCTTCTGTCAAAGTGTATTGCACTTTGCCATTTGCTCTGCCATGCCACAGGTATACAATATCCTCGGCCATCTCACCAATTCCCTATAGGACAAGATTCAGTTGCACGAGCGGTCTTCCGACTGATCACACAGCCACAGGTTTTTTTTGCGGCTGGATCGTACACTTTCCCGCAACACCTTGCCCCCGCCAAGCACGATACGTTTTCTTCACATATTTCACATACCTGCCGGCGCCCCTTGACGACATCTTCCGGAGCAGGGTTAACAAACGAATCAACCAAATGAGGTGCGCCCTTGAAAAACCTTTCAATAGCCGCCCCCCAATCAACCGTCCCAGACGACGGTGTTGAGAATTTCAAATCATATTTGAAGCTCAAAACATCTTTGTCTGGAGGCTTAATACACCACATCCCATTCTTCATGTGGATGGCTACTTCCATGAACTCTTCGGCATATCCCTCTGGAAAATTATCCTTAAGCTGTTCTTCACTAAACACAATCCTTCTTGGATCGAAATTATCAGCACGCCCCATCATCCCCTCCATCTCCAGAAACACATTGCGTGCCGTTCCAGCAACCTGGCGGCGTCGGTGCTCCAATGGTCATCGTATTGCTTTCTTCGAAATCACCACTACCGTCAGGAATACACGAATGCTCTATGTTGGTAGGTCCGCTATACCCGTTGCAGTCAGTTGCATTGGCATGAACAGTTACAAAACCTGTAGTAAAGGGGTCTTCCCAGCTCCATCGGCAATTATTACAGTCGTATCGCGCAGCGATCGATCCTGAGTCATTAGGTCCACAACCATCACAATCCCCCTGGTCTCTTGTATATGGGACCCCTGGTTTGCTCCAGGCCACATGCCCCGCAGCCGCTGCGGTTCTCGTGAGTGTTACTTGATCCCAATCGATAATACAGGTGCAAGACGTTCCCGTACAAGAGCCATCAGTAGAAGTCCAAACCGTTATTGTTCGAGTAAATTCCCATGTTATTGTTGAGTTTTCTTCAAAGCAGCATTCGCAACATTCGTCAAACTCCTCGTCCGCACCAGGACATCCAGTTGCTGGCTCGTTTCCATCTCGCAAAATGAGACCTGTCCCTGAGTCGCGTTGTAATGCTTTTTCAACCATTGTCTATGGACACGCCGTTGTGGTGAAAATTGTTACCTTGCTCTCGGCCTGGACACGATACCATCGGCCTGATCGATAATACTGAACGTTACGATAGAACGCATAGAACGCATTGCTTGCCGCGTACGCCACACGCGATAGTTGCACATGCTGCCAGCCGATTGTTTTGCCCGTCGTGGCTGGGTACTGCGTGATGGTCACGGCATCTGCGGATTCGCCTTCAGTCTCCGCACCCACGGAGGTCATACCCCCAGACGGCACCGGCTCATCTTCGATCCATCGTCGTCCTGATTCGTTAATGTCTTGCCATACCACAACACTATCCACAGTCGGGTCTAGCACTCCGACCACCGTCGTAGCGTAAATCAAATCGCCTTTATACGTGCCTTGCTCGACGTTCCACTCAGGGTCGACCTTTTCGAATCGTTTGTTGAGTGACACGGTTTCTGTAGCAGTTCGATGCGTGTTGTCTTGATACGTGATCGTGGTATTCAACCCCGTTCCGTGCCAGTCGCTAAACGACAGCGTGTCGAACGGCGTTCTCCGCAAATCGTAAGATTTCATGACGTTGACAACTACGTCGCCTTCCTGACCGTTGTGCCATATGCGGCACCCCAAAGTGTCTGTCGAAATCGACTTGACTACAAACTGTTGAACAAGCGACGAAGGGGTATCCGGCGATTGCCTGTCGCCGTATTCCTTACGCTCAGGCTGCGAAAAAGCGTCAGTGGATCGGTCCGTACCGATCTTGCTGCGCATTTGCCGGATGAACTGAACATCTGTATCATTTGCAAGGAATAACGTCATAGCGCTAGCTTTCCAAAGTCTGCCAATTCATGCACCCTAAATGGCATGTACACCGCATTTCCTGACGGGCTCCGCCTGAAGTCGTCGTCAGTCTTCCGATCTGTCACGCCTTTATCGCCTGTGCGTTTCAGGTCATCGTTGATTGGCCTTCCCGTACCATCCAAGTGCACAGGCGTGGTTATTGGGGTCTGAGTATCTTTTTCACGTATTCTTTGTGGTGATTCGGAATCCGAATCGGTCGACCTTCCCTGATATACCCCACGGTCCAACATCCACACTCTCCAGTCTTCCTTGAACTCAAATCCATACTCGATCTCGATCAAGTCTTCGTCCTGAGAATATTCGCGCGTCGGCATGATACGGAGAACTTTCGCTTGCCTTTCCTCTATCGTTACTGACCGATTATTAGCCACTGCAATGTTAAACGAAGACTTGTTGAGCCGGTTAATGAACTTGAGCGCAAGCCTCGGATCGTATCCAGGCTCCCATCGTTTCACGATTAACTGTAGCTGTGCTGTGGTTCCGATTATTGGGATAGGAAACGAAGTGCCTGCACTATTGACAAACGGTTTGCCTTGCCAATCAGATTCCAATTCGGTTTGGGATAGGCTGGTGGACCAGAACATAAGCAAGGGTCTTTCCCTTTGCCGTTCTCGTGGCCTTGCACCACGGCCAGGGAGATTGTCGTAGTTTGCCTCGACCACGTACACGTCAGTACTTTGCTGTTGCGTAATACCCACTCGCTTGACCGACATATCAGGAAAGCGAGGATGCCGTTCCCCGTAACGCGCAACACTACCAGCATATATTGCTTCACGTTCGTTCGACGCACCCGTAACATCCCATTCTCTGCGCGCGGCAACGCCGGTGCCTGCCATCGAGAACTTGTTATGCACGCTCCAGCGTTCTGTTGCCTTGGCCATCTATTCTGCACCTTCAATAATGCCATCGGTCCTGATCACAGCCGTGTCTCTCGACGCAGTCTCGATGGCTGCCACGATGTCCTTGCGGACGGTTTCGATGTCTTTTCTTATTGCATCGCCAACCGCCTTGCCGATACCTTTTATAAATCCTTGAGTCTCTGCCATGCCGCCAGCCGAGGGGAACCAGTGTGTCGTTCCGGGTGGCCCTGCTATTTGCTCTGCAGTATCAAACAGAGAACCAATAGTCTGTCCACCGATCAGCAATGGGTTGTTTAGGTTCGGGTTGAACGGCTTACTCTGCGCATTGCGGATCACGTCCATGTCTGCGCGGAACTTTGCGAACTGGGCGTCAACTATCTTCTGCATCTCCTCTTTTCTTTTCTTTTCCTCTGCCTCCGGCGTTAAGAACGGTGGCGGAACAAACGGCTTATCGATTGGCTTGCCGGTCTTCGGGTCGGTCCTGGGCAGCCCGGGAAGATTGGAAAGCTCAGCCATACGTGCTTCCAAGAATTCTCGCTCGACGCGAAGCTCTTTGAGACGTTCAGACTCGTCAACGCCCTTTGGCTTTCGGTATGTGTCAATACCTGACACAAAGTGGTCGAGTGCATCGTCAATGTCAGGGAATTGAAATATGCTTTCCCCTTTGGCCAATCTAGATGCCATCGTTTCAAGATTAAAGTTCTTAAACACCTCTTGTAGGATACCCGCGAAATTTCTATTAACCTTCAGCAGATTCAGCGGAAGTTCGATAAGGTCCTTGCCGACATTCTTCACGTCATCCCAGAATTCCCGGAGTGCGATCTTCATCCCATTCAACGTCAAGTTGTACTTGATCCCCATCGATGCAAGTGACGTCTCGGTATTGCCGAGTATCATGGTCAATTCCTTCAACCCCTTCGTGATCCCCGGTGCAAACTCTTTCCCTACTGCAGTCTGTAAGCCATCGAAAGCGGAGCTCAGCCTGGTTATTTCGCCTGCAATACCTTTGAGTTGGATGTCGGTTATCTCCTGGGTTCGACCAGCAGCTTCCTTCTGTGCCTGCTCGAATTCGCGAAAGTCGCCAGTGCCTCTGTTAATAATGGCCGATAGCGCGGCAATGTTTTCAGCGCCGGCAATCGTTGCAAGGTTCGACAATTGCTGGACAGGTGCCAATCCTTCCATGGACCGTTTAAGGTCGTCGATAAAGTCAGCTGTGTGCTTTAACTGACCACCCATCGTCTCCGCATTAATCCCCAACTCCTTCAACTTTTCGGCAGCCGGTCCAGTGTCTTGTACCAGTCGGATAATCAAGTTGCGGAACGAGCGCCCTGCGCTAGAAGCAGGGATACCGGCATCTATCATGATCTGCAACGCCGCGAACACCTCGGTCAGTTCTTTGCCAGCAATATTCGCAAGCGGACCAATCTTTGCCATACCTTCGGCTAAGTCTTCGATCGTAACATTCGACGTCGTCATCGCCTGAGTCATGCCGTCGATAACAGGCGTCAAGTCAGTCGCCTCAATCTCCATCGACTTCATGATCCCAACCAAAATGTCCGCAGCCCGCCCAAGCTCGACCTGGCCAGCAGAGGCGAGGTTCAACGTCGGGCGCATTGACGAAATGATTTCGTTTATTTTCAACCCAGCCAATGCAAAAAAGTTCATCGCATCAGCCGCTTGCGTCGACGTGAACTCGGTCGTTGCACCCAGCGTCAAGGCCGTCTGCTCAAGTCGCTCCATCTCCTCATTGGTTGCACCCGTCAACGCAAGCACGCGCTGCATGTTCTTTTCAAACGAGGCAAATTTTCTGATTGAACCTCCAGTAAACACACCGACTGCAACTGCAGACAACGCCGCCGACATTCTCCCCGCTACGCCTACAACATGAGACCCCAGCTCTGTGAATTTCCGAGTAGCTTTCTGGAGCGCTTTACCGGTGCGATCCTTGGTACCGAGGATGATGTCCAATCTTCTCTGTTCGGCCATTTTCTATTTTCGCCATCCGGCCTTCTTCAGCCATCCAGAACATCCAAGCCGCACAGAATGATTCGGTCTGATCCAAGGTCCCCCCCGACACAGGAAGGAACCCCCGCTTTGCCATCGCAATATCGCCAACCATCGCCCACGTGCTTGCGTCCACGCATTGCCGTGGACATTGAGTGATTCTCACTTTCCCGTCGTGGCATAACTCACACCCCATCGCATCGCACGTCGGGCACTGCATCAAGAGCGGACTTCGCTCACTGGGGCAGTCTGTGCAATTCGGCCCGCACCGTTGTCCGGTTGCTCCGTTTGCGATTTGAACTGCGATGCGGATCTTTTTTTTTCCACTTCGCTTGTGGTGGATTCTTCCATCAGACCATGACCCAGCAGAATCATTTCGCCAAAGGTGATTCGGTTTTCTAGCTCTTCGGCAACAAATGGTTGAGGCAAATTCCAGTCCACCATCAACTGCTGCGTTAATACCTTGAGCTTATCTACGTTTTCCATGTCTGTATTCACGCCGTTCAGCGCATCAACAATCAGTCGGAACTGCCCATGCGTGGGAAACCGAAAGGTGAACACCATCTCCGCGATCGTCACCTGAAACGTCTGGTTCGGGTCAGACGATAGCGACATGTCTTCTCCTTTAGCTAAATGCAATCGTCAGTTCGTCGTCGCCAGCAGCCGCGGAACGATTCGCCACGAACGTGAGCTGATCAACCAGTATTCCGTCACGATCGCCTGGCTGTACGTTAGTCAGCTGGGCCTTTGGCGAGTTGAAGGTAATGATATTGTTAGCACCCTCGCCTAACGCAAGCGTGATATCCATCTCAATGTGGCCCGTCAGGTCGGCATACCAATCCTTGCCAGTGGCCGCCTCCACGTCCGCTGTCCATACGATACGACGATTGGTCACAACACCTGCGTGGTAGCCTGTGCCTACGCCGGTATTCGTGTCGTCGGCAACATCTTCGATCATCTTGATTTCGTTATTCATCGCCAACGTAACTTCATTCACACGATACGCCGTAGAGGCAATGTCAAACGTGGCAGACGCGAATCGTGGCGGCAGCACCGTAGGATAGGTCGGCGTGAGCAGACCGACCGTGGTCTCGTTCACGTACTTGCCTTGGAAAGTCCAGTCGATGATGCCTGGGCGACCTGCCGTGAACGTCGCGGTTAAATCGCCCACGCACCCTGCCATCTGTCGAAGCCTGCCGTCCTCGTACAAGCCCATCGAGATAGTCTCGTAAGAGCCACTGCCGGATTCAACTGTGTAGGTCTGGCCCGACACGCTGAACGCACACGCTTGAAGGAACGTGTTGGCCCAGAGTGGCACGCCACTGCCGCCTGTATTGGCCACCTCGGTCTGGAACGTGCACTGAGAGCGATGACCGCCAGTTGACCCCTGCTGTGGCGACAATGCACTTTGCGGCATACGGTCAATGAAATCGATATCTGGCGTCATCTCCGGATCAAACACATCATGAGCGGCGTCGGCTGCCGCGAGTCCTTCGGGAGAACCGATAGTCACCTCGGTCTTCGCCGCCAGGATGCGTTGTCTTGTCAATAGTGCTTCGGCCATCGTCGTGGCTCCTACCTAGGTCTGTGAATATGGATCCTTCACATCATAGCGATAATGAATCAGCACTGGTAGGTTCATGGCCGTGGTATTCGACTCATGGTCAACCACCATCGACGGTGGGCCAACGAACGTATCCACCGCTTTGCTGTTTCGCGTATGGTCCTCCATCAGCTTTTTAGTGATATCGGCTGCCATCTGCAATGCCTTGGTCTGCCACGAAATCGCGTCGTCCTCGTGCTGAACGGCGTACACGAACAAATTAAACTTGTGGTTCCACGCCGTGCGTTGCATCGGAGTGAGGCCCTCTTCCGTCTCGCCCATCATGATCACCACAAGCCCGTCACGAACACGGTTGCCCAGACCTGGCCGTGCCCGCTCCGCCTCAAGCGTATGCTCGAAACCATTGCCCACCGTGATCAGGTCGATCTTGGTCTCAAGGTCTGCCATGATGTCTTCGTATATTGGGGTGGCCATTCAGCTTCTCGTCTGTCTCAAGACAGAATCAACTTTCTGAGTGAGTGCAACCAGGTATACGTCGCCTAATTCCTTCTGGACCTTACTCATTACCCCCGGTTTTTCCTTGATAATTCCGTACGGCGTCGGACCGCCAAGCCGTTCGATCGGTGTCCGTGGCACCAACCGACCCGGATTATTCGGGTCTGCCGTCCGTCGGAACACCTGACGAATACCGCCTTTGCCGCGAGCGATAAACGCTCGCTTGTGCATCTCACGTGGTTCACGTTTGCGAACCTGGACCGTTACCCCCACCTTGGTCTGGCGGGCACCCTTGAAAGCCGTCAAACTCTTGGCGCTCTTGCTCATCACAATCAACCTTCCGCCCAATGATCCAGACTTGAATGAGCGAATATCTCTAGCAATGGCTCCGGCCTTCAAATTCAAGTGCTTTGCCACTTCAGACTTGAGCAATGTCTTACCCTTGCGAAGCGTGTCCGATACGGCAAAAGAAATCATCCTCGGCGCCTGCTTTTGAAGCGATTTTAGCGTGTTAAGCAAAACTCGTTCCTGCCGCTTATCGAAATCGAAATTGACTGCAATAGCCATCAGTTAACCCTCAGTAACCACATCCCGTTATCTTGCTCGATCGCGTCTACGACCATGCGAACGGCCGTGGACCCGCCGTACCGCTCGGCCACAGTCACCGTGTCGCCGCCGATATTGATCGACGTCCTGCCCTTCGTGTCGGTAGCGTGGTTGCGAATCAGAATCTCCATCGTGGCCGTTATGCCGCCACTCGTAGGGACCGACTCGCCAGGCCCGAACCGATGGACATAAGCGTTCATCAGCGTGCCGGCAGCCCCTTGGCTCGTGTATGTGATCTGCTCACCAAACACATCTGGATCCGTAAAGAATTCGCCGTCAATGGCCAGCTGGTCCTGGATGACTTCACCGACGTCAACGAACCACTCGCCGTCAATCTTAAGCTGCTGATCAATTACGCCTTCGCTAAACGTCGGCGCAACCACTGGCGTGCCGACCCAAGTATAGATGGTCCAGCCTGGCTGGCCACTGACGACGCCTTGGCTGCGGGTCCATTGAGCGATCATATTGCCTGCCTCGTCACACGCTGGACCATCACGCCTCGTTCTGAGAGCCACCCGCACAACCCATTGTATAGCTCTAGCGTACGGTCAAACGCATCTTGACTGCGGTCGAAACGCTCGTGAGTGTAGCCGTCCCAATCAGCTTGGCCCCGCATATCGGCCCCAACGATCTGGATCGATACAGCGCCAAGATGGTACGCCAGTACCACGGCAGCCACCATCGAGAACGCCGCCCAGCCGCCATTGGCCGGGTCGCTGTAGTGCGGCTGTGGCACCTCCTCGTAGGTCATCACGCATGCCCCCCCCAGATACCCCCGCCTGGTCAAGGACTCGCGAGACGACCTGCTTGTGAAGATTCTGGCCCGCTTTGCGGCCGCATAGTGGTGGTTATCGACATAGGTCTGCCAGTCGGCGAATACCCACCAATCAGCTTCGCATGCTCGGGCTGCTCGGTTAACTGCTATGCAAAGATCCGCATCGATCAACGACCACCACGCCAGAGAAGGACCAGGGCAAACGATGAGAGCCGTATCAGATCCGCCAGGCATCGGCCACCCACCCTTCGGTCACATGGTGCGGCTTTGGCTGTCCGTGGAAGCAGACCACGGAGCAGGTTGCTGGCGGCTCTTCTATAGCATGCTCTCGATAAGACACACACCAGCCAGCCGGATACGTCCTCATGCCTAAGGCCCCGCGTAATGGCTCCTCCGACATCCAATATTGGAACCCCCTATAGCGGTCCTTGATTCCCTCGTTGTAGGAATATAGCAGCGGGTTAAGCTGGCCATCCTCCCAACTGATCACAGATCCGTTGTATTGGTCTGTCACCAGCCAATCCTCCACAATGCCGGGGCAATATGTGGCGATCCGGTCAAGCGGCCCCGTAACGCACACATCCAAGTCAAGATACAGAACAGGCCCGCCGTGAACTCTAAAGCACCAATATTTATTCCACCACGTTCCAAAGTCGGGTCGCGCTCGACAATCGACAGATGAGTTTATGCCGGTCGGGTCGTCGGTAAAACACACAAATTCGTGCGAGGCCTTGAGATGTTTCTGCACTCCCGCGCAAAGGATATTCACGTACTCTGCCGTGTAGTATTCCCCAAACTTTATGCAGCAAACGGTCAACATGAATATACCACGTCACGCGGGGTCACTCTCAACAAT